CGGGTCGGCAAAAATGGCCCTGATCGAGCGCCGCGACCGCATCCTCGCGGTGCTGCCGAAGGACGAGGCGAAATGACACCAAGATTCAGTGGACCGATTACACGTTCAACCCGTGAGGATGATCAGCCACACCGCCAGCCCCAGCACGTCGGTCAGGCCGCTTTCTCGTTCCTCATCGGACAGCGGGTCCTTCATGTCGCCTCCCGTGCATCAACGTTCACGCCGCATCATTTCGGTCTTGCGGTTGCTGCCCTCGCTCGACCCCATCCAGTAGTCGCGCACGCCGTTCCAGCCGGCGATCACCATGAGCGTGATGATTGCGCCGCGCAGTTCGGCGGTGAGGTCGGCCCATTTCGGCCCCCGAATTACACCCGGTTTACACCCGGCCAAGCAGCTCGGCCTCGGCCTGGCGCCGCTTCACCAAGCCGGGCAGCACCTTACCGCCGCCGCGCACCCAGCGCACGATCTGCATGCGCGCGCCGTCCCAGTCCTGCGCGTTGATGCAACGGCGCAGCGTGCTCGCCCGGTAGGCGCCGGCGCCCAGGTTGAACACGAACGAAGTGATCGCGGCCAGCCGCCGCGGGTAGCACGCCAGGATCGGCGAGGCCTCGAGCGCGTAGCGCAGGTGCCGCAAAGTGTCGGTTTCGAGGAACATGCGCGCCTCGCCGTGCGTGATCGGTGGATGATCGCGCGGCACCAGGCGGCCGTAGCCGATCGTCCAGTAACCCGCCGGGCAGAGGTACGGGACATAGAGCCCGGTGCGCGGCACGCGAGCGGCGCAGCCCTCATAGTAGGCGATGACCGGCAGCGCCTGGTCGAGCGCTTCGCCGATCAGCGATCGGCCGTCGAAGGGCATCAGCGCCCCTTGCGGAGCGCGCGATCGACAAACCAGAAGCCGAGCATGGAGCCGACAATCGCTTGGTCGAAGTCGGTCATCAGGATGCTGGCGGCGGTCTTGGCATCAGGTGCGCGGCCGTCAGCGAATAGCGCAATGACCAGCAGCCCCTTGCCCACGGTGTAAAGCACCATGCACCACCAGTAGGTCAGGATCGGCCGCACGCTCGCGTTCAGCGCATCGATCCGCGGATTGCCCGACGGCGCGAGCTGCGCCTGCAGCGCCAGCCCGAGCGCGCGCTGCTCCTCGACCTGTGTGTCGGCTTCGCCCTTGGCGCGGATCGCGGCCAGCTGGATCTCGCTCGCCCGGCTCATTTCCGCCAGGCGCTGCTCGGCGCGGCGATCCTCGATCTTCGCCGTCGCCTCGAGCATTGCCAGCTCATGCGCCATCTTGTCGCGCTCGGCCGCCTGCTGCTGGCGCGCGGCCACCCATCGCATGACCGCACCACCGAGCGCGCCGAGCGCCGGCAGGAGGCCGCCAGAAGCTGCGCCGAGAATTGTTTCGAACATGGTCTACTTGACGCGCTCGCGCAGCGTGGTGCGCGGATGGCGGCGCGCGTACTCGGCCGAGACATAGCGGCCGGTGACTGCGCAGCGGTAGCGGTAGCGTGCCTTCATGGTTGCCTCACTGGCGGGGCGGCAGCTTCGTTTCGAGGTAGCGCTCGAGCAGGAAGATCGCGCGCGACCCCATGTGCCCCGATACGCCGATGAACACCGCCGAGAGCAGGGGGTTGATCTCGGCGGCCTCGCACATCCAGAAGGTGAGCAGCCCGGCAAAGCCGGCAGTGAACACCTCGCCGATGAGCTCGACCACGTTGAACGGGCGCACGGAGCCCTCGCGCACGCGGCGCAGAAAGCTCACCACGCCGCCGGCGAACGACAGGGCGATCACCCAGGCGTACGTGAGCAGCCCGTAGGCCGTCGGGTCTTTCGGTGGTTCCATGTCTGTGTCTGTGGTCGAGCGTTTCAAGGTCAGAAAGGGGTGGCGATGGACCACTGGTCTGAGTTCTGCAGAGACATGCTTCCGGGACCACCGCTCGGTACGGAGTTTGCGGCGGTACGCGCACGCCCCTCGCTGAATTTGTAATACGCAACGAGTCCAGCGGTCGCCGGGGCAATGTCCACTGCCTTGTTGGCGTCGATCTCGGCCTGCGAGCGCACCACGTTCCAGATTCGCAACTCATCGATCAGGCCGGCGTATGCGTTGGCTGTCGCGCTGTCCGAGCCGCCGACCCACAGATCACCTGCGTTGGTAGACGCCGCAGCGCACGCAACCACATTAACTTGAGTGCCGTTCTTGTACAGCCGCAGATCCGTACCATCGAGGGTCGCCGCCCAATGCGTCCAGGCATTGCGCGTCACGGCCACCGTGTCTGCGCAGTCCACCTGAGCCCCCGCCGGCTTGATCGTCACCTGCATCTGGTCCGATGCGTTGATCAGGACTGTATAAGCGGTGTTGACCGCCCCTTTGTTTACGAGCACCGGAAAGGCAACGATGTCGTCGAACGGGAAGGCCCAAAACTCGATGGTTAGCGCGCTCGTCAGATTCAGCGATGTGTGCGCTGTGATCTGACCGCGCTCCCCGCTGCTGCGCGACCACAGTCCGGAAAACTTGGTCGGGGCTGCAGCGGGCGAGCGTAGCGATGCGCGCAGACGCGTCGTCAGACCCGATGCAGCGATAACACGCATACGACGCTCACCAATCCGACGGAAGTTTGTGATAGAGCACGCCACCATTGCCGGCCAGTGACAGGCCGCTCGCCCCGTCCTGGTTGCCGGCGTGCACCTTTACGTAGGGCATCACGGCCCGCTGGAAGGGGACGATGGAAGAACCGGCGACTCGTACGGCGTGGGCGTCGCTGATTTCGTCCATTAGGTTCAAGATGCCCTCGCTCGCCCCAGTCGTGGCCGCCGTGATTACCCAGGCCACGTCCATCGCGAACTGGGCCACGATCAGTCCGTTCGTGAAATCCGCAGGCAGCAGCGCCGACCCCACGTTGTTGGTAACGCTAGCGCCGGCCGCGATCGATACCGACGCGGCGTACAGCGGCAGCGTCTTGAGCCGTGCCATGCGCTCGAAAAACAGGCCGCGCGGATCGCGGTACTTGGCGCCGCTGGAAACCAATTCCGGCTTGCACACGTACAGCATGCCGGTCGACCCGTTGTCCTGGATGTTCGTGCCCTGTGGCAGAGGAATCGCATCCCACAGCGTTGGCGACCGCCGGCACCAGATGGTCGGGCCGGTGGCGCCAAGCCTGCAGTTCCACATGTTCAGCGCGTACCATCGACCCCCGTCAGGCACGGTCACGCTGAACCCGCCGCCCTGGTGCAGCACGAACGCGGCCGGATCCAACAGCGCGGCCAGCCGGATCCAGTAATCGGCCTCGTTGGGCTCGAGTGCATCGAAGACCTTCTCGCGCCCGGCGGCGTCAAACACTCGCATATCGTCTCCACTCCACGGGCCGCAGCCCGGCAGCGCACATAACGGCGCCAGTGCCGCCGCTTTTAAAAGCGCGCGTCGCTGCATCGGTCATCACGTCACATCTGCGTAAGCCGCCACGAAACTGGGTGCTGTCGTCGTGTGCGCCGCATCGAGCACGCCCTCGACTTTCTTGCCGGTCGTGTCGAGCACGATCACATCGGCGTAGACCGCCGACTCCCCCGGCTGCAGCGTGACTTTTGGCAGGTTGCGTTTGGCCCCGGCGTTGTCGATGCGCAAAGTGACGACCGCAGCCACCGTGTCCGGGTTGTGCACGACGACGTTACGCACGATCCGACGGGTGGCTGCAGCCGGGGCGGGCGCCACGTCGACCGGCGTCGTGCCGTTGAACACCCCGTCGTTGCCCTTCTCAATGAACGCCATTCTTCACACCCCTTGCCACGAGCGCTGCAACGCGTCTTGCCCGCCGCTGCCGCCAGTGGCCGCCGCCCATGTCGGCGCGCCACCAACCACAGTCAGCACCTGGCCGTCCGATCCGATTGACAGCCGCGTTGCCGCGCCGCCGGCACCGCCGGCGATCAGGTCGCCGGCTGCCGTCATCGGATTTACGAACCCGCCGCCAGACGTCGCCGGCGGGACCATCACCGGATCGCCGACCGCGTTGAATCCGAGCAGCAGGTTCGCTCGCGACGCTGCTGCCGACAGCTCCGGAATCGCCTCGTTAGCAGGCACGCGCAAGACGCTGCCGAGCCGCACGTCGACGTCGGCGGCGAGCTGCTGAATCATCATGACCGGCGCATCCTGGTCATCGTCCAGCGTCTGTTCTGGCAGCTCCCCGCCGTTCTGGTAATCGGTCGAGCGCGAGAACGGCAGCACGCGCTTGAGCACAACCTTGCTGCCATTGGCCGGCGGCGTCGCGAACGTGATCGACCCGCCATAGGCCGGCGGCGTCGCGATCGACAGCGTGTAGTTGGTGACCACCACCCCGTCGACCGTCACCTCAAGGTCGGCCGCCTTGAAGATCTTGAAGTCGAACGTGAAAAGGACTGTCACGCCGTTGCCGGCATAATCAATCCTCGGGACAGCGGTGGAAACGGTCACTCAGGCCTCGCGCGCGTGGAGCGCTCGGGCCAGCGGTCAACGTTCGAACTCGACCTCGAACACGCCCGCGCTCGGGCGCCAATCATCAACTGCAACCCCGTCCCGAGTCCGGGACATTTCGCCTCGTCCTGGCGCCGCTCGCGCCGGCGTGACGCGCTTGCCGATGCGCACCGGCTCGGCCAGGATCGCGCCTGCGGCGGCGTCCAGGTGATCGTCCGGCTGATCGCGCACCGCCGGGTTCCAGTCGCGCATCTGGTGCTCGACCGCATCGATCACCGAAACGTGCGCCCACAGGTAGCCGGCGCTCAGCGGCGCCTCGAACGCGCCGAGGATCCGCATGTTCTTGTCGCCGGTGGCGTTGATCTCCGACACGCCGCACGCCAAGCCGCGCCGCTTGAGCGCGCCGCGTAGGATCGACGGCACGTGCCCGCCGATGCCGTTCGTTTCCACCTCGAGGCGCGACAGCTGGTACTGCGCCACCACGTCGCACACCTGCTCGGCCTGGCCGCCGCTGATCTGGCCGCGGTCATCGATCTCTGCGAGCTCGCCGAGCAGCGCGAGCGCCCGGTGCCAGTACAGGCGGCCATCGGCATCCTGCAGGATCAGCGCGAGCGCGCTCACGTCGCTGTTTGGCTTGCCGCTGGCCGGATCCAGGCGCAGCCGCGCCGAGACGATCTGCGCGCCGCCGAGCATCATCACCACCGAGTTGTTTACCACGCGCACGTCGGGCTCGACGTCGTAGGGGATCAGTCGATCGGGATCGAGGCGCACCTGCTGCGGCGGCTTCGCCTCGAGCTGATACTGCGAGTCCCAGGCGTTGAGCGTGCGAGAGTCCTTGCGGCGTCGCTCGATATCGGCGCGCGTGAATCGCTCTGGCCATGCGCAGCCGGTGTAGACGTCGAGCTCCACTGCCGGCGGGTGCTTGAACACCAGCTCGCCGCGCTCGATGGTGTAGTCGCGCCCCTCGACCAGCAGGCGCGCGAACTTGCCGATCCCGGCCAGCACGTAATAGCCATCGTCGTCCGGCGGGAAGGCGAGCAGATAGCGCGTCGACTTGCTGGTGTCCTTGATGCGCTGAGCTTTGGCGAACAGCGGGATCTTCAGCACAGCGGCCCCCCATGCGATCTGCTCGGTATAGATCGAGTCGTGCGTGTGCGGCGTGCCGATGTAGGTTTTTTGCCCGCCCGGCACCACGATGAACGCCGAGTCGCCGATGCGGTCGCGCAGCTTCTCGCGTGCCTCGGCGGTGCGGATGTTCTTCGGCACCTCGACGTCATCGAAATCGATCGCGTCGGCCCGGCCGCCGGTGGCGTTCGACAGCACGCCGAAGGCGGCCATGCTCGGATTGCGCGCGTCGGTGGCGCCGTTGACCCAGAACTCCTCGGCGCCGTTGACCGGCGGCAGCATCCCGCGGCACCAAGGATGATTGCGCAGCACGTTGAGCACGTCGCGCGTCATCTTCTTGGCGAGCTTGGTGTCGGTCGACCACAGCAGCGATCGGTGCGAGCGATCGCACCAGAGCTCGTAAGCCTTCCAGATCGCGTAGAGCGTCGACTTGGCCGCGCCGCGAAACACCATCAGCACGCGCACCGGGTCGCGCGTCGCCTCGAGCCAGGCGACGATCACCCAGTGAAAGGCCGGCACTTGCCAGCGCTGGCGCCGCGCCCACACCCAGAAGAACGCGGCGAAGCTGGCTGGCTTATTTCCCACGCCCACGCTTGGCCCGCGCCTGCGCCGCCTCGATCGCGCGCAGCGCCGCGCGTTCTGCCGACTCGATTTCCTTCTCCAGGTCGTCGTCGTCCGCATCCTCGGTAGCCGGCGGTGGCGCCGTGCGCTGCACCAGGCCGATGATGGTATGCAGCCGCGTCAGCGCCGACAGCGTGGCGGCCGCGTTTTTCTTGCACCAGTACCGATCGCCGCGGGTGTCGCGGTCCATCGTCGCCGGCTTTATCCCCGCGCCCGGCCATTCGTCCGGGTTGAGCTCGTCAATCAGCACGTCGGCCAGCTTCTCGGTCAGCGCCTGCAGCTTCTCGTATTGGTCAATCCGCATCTTCAATTCCCCAGCGCGGCGCCCAGGTCCGGCGCCCGCTCGGGCAGCATATCTCCGCCCGGACGCCACCAATAGTCGTTGCCGAAGTCGCGGCGGATCCGGCTCTGCATCTTGGCCAGGTAGCCGGGCGACAGGTACTCCTGCAGATCATGGAACACCGCCTGATCGAGCGCAGCGCGCGCGTACCAGAGATTCACGAAAGGCGTGTTCGAGCGCGTGAACCGCAGCGCCTCGGCGCCAATGTGGGTGTCCTGGCCGCGCGCAAACTGCGCCGCGTTGCCAACCGTCAGGTCGATCGCCTCGGCCGCGGTCGAGAACACCGGCCCGGCCAGGTTGAACCAGTTGGGCAGGCCGGCGCGCGAGTAGCCTCCGGCGCCGGTGTAGGCCAGATCGCCGAGGATGCCAGCGCCGCCGCCCTGCACCGCGGCCGCCGCCCAGAACTTCGCCTCGGTCATATCGCGCGGATCGCGGCCGGCCGCCAGTTCCTTGAGCTGGACTGCCAGTGCGCCGAGCGTGGTCAACGCCACCGCCAGGCCGGATCCGTAGCCGACCGCGCTCGCGCGATCGCCGCTGCGCCAGGTGTCGGCCACCCGCCCCCAGTGGCGCGAGATCATCGCCAGCGGGAAGCCCTTGAACAGCGCGATCGACCGCAGCAGCTCGCCCTCGATGGTGCCCTTCTGCGTGCCGCGCTCCACGGCCGCCCGCGTGTACAGGTCGGGCGCCACGCTGGCGAACTCGGCCTCGTCGGCGATCACACCGAGCAGGCGCGTGGCCGCCTGTGCCGCGCCAGGATCATTGACCGCGCGCACGGCCTCTGGGGTCAGCATCGGCTGGCCGCGCCATTGCTCGAGCGTTGCCTGCCGCCAGATCGACCAATCGGCTTCGGTCACACCCTTGCGCTCGAGGTGCGCGCGCGTCACAGCGTCGAGCTGCGCCCAGGTCGGCGAATTGCCTCCATTCCGCAGCAGCCGCCCCAGCCCGGCCATCATCGTCACCGAGAACCCGCGGCGGATGGCGTCGGTCCAGGCGTTCAGCAGCGACACCTTCATCGTCGTGTTGGCCAAGCGGCCCGTCCAGCCGTCGCGCAGGTTCGACTCGCCCCAGCGGTTCATGTCGCTGATGATCGTGTCGGCGATCAGACCGGCCCGGTTGGCGTAGGCCTGAGTGTCGGAGCCGAACGAACGGATCACTGCCGCCAGCGTGTCCCACACCGGCAGCCTGTTGAAGCGCGCCGTCAGCACCAGCGATCCGAGATCGGTCACGCTCGACAGCAGCGCGCCTTGCAGCTTGCCCGCCACCTGCAGGTTGCGCACGCCCTGCGCGATCTCGGCCAGGCGCACGTGCTCGGCCTGCGCCGAGTAGCCCGAGAGCGTCGCCCAGAGCTGGCGCGTGCTGACGCCGAAGCCGCCGACCAGGCGCACGCCGCCGTCATCACGCTGCGCCACGTCATCGATCGTGCGAAACGCCAACTCTGGATTCGGGCCCATCTGCTCGACCAGCGCAATATCGCGCGCCAGGCGCGATACATGGCCCTGCATCGCGGTGAACACCGAGCCGTGCCCGTACTGCTCCATGTAGCGCAGATAGGCGTCGGCGTCGGCGAAGTGAATCACCCGATGCTCGCTGCCGTGGTTCGCGCGCGCGCCAGTGCCGCGGAACTGACCCGGCTCGAGCTTGTTCAGCCCGTCAGAGACGATCGTCGTGTAGGCGTCGCGCAGCATGGCCGTCAGTGCACCATCGTCCATCGGCCGGCCCTCGAGGTCGACGTAGCGCGACCGATCCAGCAGCGGCAGCGTGTCGGCCACCCACTTGTCGCGCCCGGCCAGGCGCACCCGGCCGTTGTCGTGCGGCTGCGGCAGGTAGCCGTAGTCGAGCTTTCCGATGCTGCCGCCGGCCGCGTTGAAGCGCAGGCGCATCTGCTCGATGGTGTCGAGCCAGGCCTTCGCGCCCTTGGCCGCGATGCCGTTTCCCGTGGAACCGGGTGCCAGCACCTCGCGCACGAAGTCGCGCACCGCCGCGCCGTTCTCGATCAGCCCAAGGAATCGCGGCTCGGCGGCCTCGATCGCGTCGATGATCTTGGCGAAGTATTCGCGCGCCACGCCCTTGCTGTAGATCGACACCTGATCCAGTAGCTCATAGACGGCCCGTGCGCCAGTGCCGCCGAGCGCGCGGCGTTCCTCGTATCGCGACCGCAGCCTGGCCGCCGCGGTCACCTGCAGCGCCGCGCGCCGCTCCTTCAGCGCTGCTTCATCGAGCTTGGCCTGCATCGCGCGCGCCGCCGCTTCCTGCAACCGATCGGCCATCGACAGTGCGGCGTACTTCGCGGGATCCGCGCGCGCGAAGTCGCGCATGTGCTGCACGATATCGGCCTCGATCCGCTTCACCTGCGCCGCGCTCGGCGCCTTGCCAAGCACCCGCGCAATCGCGTCCACGCACTCCGCGCGCATCCTCTACCCCCTCAGTGCACAAGCGACCGCGGCCTGGTAGGCGGCGGCCTCGGCGCGCAGCGCGTCAGCGTCGGCCTTGGCTTGCTCGAGCAGCTGCGCCGCCGGCACGCTTTCGTCCTCGCTGATCTTCACCGCCAGGTCGGGCCTGGTGGCCACCGCCTCGCGCGCCGCCTGCAGCTCGATCGACTGCTGCGCGGTGGCGGCCGTCGCCTGCTCCTCGCGCATGGCGCCGGTGGCGGCCTCGGCCACGTCCCGCACGCCGGCGGCCGGGGCATCGAACATGCCGCCCTGGCGCGGATCGCCCAGCGCGTCAACGGCGCCGATCATCCGCTGCAGCATGTCGGCGATCCGCGGCGCGCTGCGCGCATTGTCGGCCAGGCCGCGCAGCAGCGCCGCAACCTCCGGCGTCACCGGCGAGTCGATCAGCGCACCTTGCGACAGGAACGACTCGACGCTGGTTCCCTCGCTGCGCAGGCGCGAGAACAGGCGCGCGGCGGTGGCCAGATCCTTCGAGAAGTCGAGCGGCTGGCGCGCACCGGCGGCGATCTGGTCGCGCAGCTTGGCGACCGCCGGCGCCGCCCGCATCAGGCCGCCTAGGATGTTGCGGATGTTGGCGTCCGTGCTCTCGGTCAGCATCGCCACCAGCTCGGCGTCGCCGTAGGCCTTGGCGAACAGCGCATTGCGGATCCGCGCCAAGCCGGCCACGCTCGGCCGTCCGTCGCTGGCGATCATGTCGTTCAGCTCGGCCGGCGACACCACGGAATCGAAGAAGTCGCGAATGAACTCGCGCGACTGCGGCACGTTGATGGTGCCGTCCTCGTTGGTCACCAGGCGGTCGAGATCTGGCATTCGCTGCGCGTCGACCTTGGCCTGCTCCGGCGCCGACATGCGCGCCTGCGCTGCTTCGTTGGCCTGGCGCGCGAACTCGGCGCGGTCGTACTTGCCGGCAGTCTCGCGCACCAGCACAGGCCACTCGATTCTGTCGACGTCGGCCGCCTTCATGCCGAAGCGGTCGGCGTTGTCGACCAGCCAGGCGCGGTAGCCGTCCGCCTTGCCGCTGGTGTAGGCGCGGCGTAGCGCGATCGTGCGCGCGTTGCCCGATTCGACCACGCGATCGGCGCCGACGATCGGCGCACCGTCGGCCGCCTTCGGCGACTCGGCCAGCAGCTCGGGATTAATCGCGCCCTCGATCTTGGCGATCTGCGCCTCGCTGGCGGCGCGCGTGCGGTCACGCGGCTGCAGCTCAGCGGGAAACGCGGGATTGGCGCGCAGCGCGTCGTCGTGCGACGTCACCAGCTCGCGCGCGTCGACAACCTTGTAACGGACGGGGAGGGAGAGGCCGCGCTCGGTGACGACCGTCGCGGTGTTGCCAGCTACTTCTTGGCGGGCTGCGCCGGCGACTGCGCGGATTCCACCGCTGCCTTGTTCAGGGACGGTAGGAACGACGTTTCGATCAGCTTCTCGAACTCGTCCAGCATCCGCTTGCTTTCCGCCTGGCTCGGCGAAACCGCGGTAGACGGCTTCTGAGATTTTTCCTGCTTCACGTTCGCTTTCAAGCGCCGCACGTACCTTCGGCGCGATCTCATTGTATCGCACGCTGGGGATATCGGAAAGCCTTGATTTCTTCGCCTTCCCGGCCCCGCGGCTGTTGTCGATGACGGTGATGCGCACCCGTTCGTCGCCGGCATAACGGACCGCCAGCTGCTCGATGACCTGACGCGCGCCAACGTGCGTCTTGATGTGCTCGTGCAGCGGCACGGTGCGGCCACTGCCGAATTCTTTTTCCTGCCGCATCGCGCGCGGCAGAGCGCCGTTGACAAGCGCGTCGACTGGATCGCGGTAGACGTAAATGATCGCCACCTTCTTGTCCGCCGCCAGCGCTTGCTCGATCTTGTCGACCGCGGACCCCAGCGTGTTCATGTTGGTGTCGTAGATGATCTGCGCGCGCTCGGTGATCTGCTGCGCCTCGGGGACCATCTTCACGCCCGAAGTCTTGCCGGCGCCGGTGCCGCCCGCGGTGAAAGCGACGATCGGGTACTCGCCCGGCTTGGGCGGCTCGGCCAGCTTCTGCGCATACAGGCGCTTGATGAGCCAGCTGGCAGGCTCATGTACCGCGGCCGCTTGCGTGCGATCGCGCAGGTAGTCGTCCGACACCTCGCGCGCGATGTCGGTGTTGAGCACCTTGCCGCCTTTGGCGTCCTCGCGCGCGTTGTAGCGCGCCACCGCGGCCGGGTAGTCGGTGGCGATCTGCTCGGCGAACCGGCTCTCGATCGCCCGCTGTTCCGGCGTCAGCGCATCGGTCGAGCGGGGGATATCGGCCGCCGCCAACTTGCCAGCGAGCACATGGCCGTCGACCTTGGCCACCGTCGCCACGTCCACCGGGCGGCCCTGTTCGAGTTGGCGCGCAGCGGCGGCCAGCGCCTCGAGATGCTTGGCCGCGCCGTCCATGTCGCCCGGCTGGTGAATCCCAGTGTTGGCCGCCTGCTCGGACAGCTGCACCGCGCGCGCCGCGGCCTCGGTCTCTGGATCGACCACCAGCGCCGGCCGGCCACCGCGCCGCGCGGCCGCCATGCCGGCCGCGCCGAACGCGCCGGCGGCCAACGTCGACACCGCCAGGCCCACCGGGTCGAAGGGATCGTACTGCTGCGCGATCGTCGAGTAATCGGCGCTGTCCAGGATGTAGCCGACAGCCGCCTGCTGTGCGACGAACCCGCCGGGCCCGCCGACGGCCACCAAGCCGGCGGTACGCGCGAGCGTCGAGCCGGCAGCCGGCAGTCCGAATCCGACCGCGGTCAGCACGCCGGTCGCCACACCGGCGCGCGTGGCCGTCGCTGTGTCGACCCCCTGATCTTCCAGCCGTTGCGTTTCCGCGCCGCCCTCGAGCGCGCCAGTGATCGCCGCACCACCGACTGGACCGGCGGCCAACACCGATGGGATCGCCTTGGTGAGCGTCTTGCCCAGGCCGAACACCACCTGCGCGCCGGCACCGGTCGTGGCCGGGTCAGGCGTGAAGCGCTGCACGAAGTCGCGCAGTTCGGCATCGGTGCGGCTACGGCGCTCGTCCAGCTCGACGCGCCGGCGCAGGATCGCCTCGGCCGTGAAGTCATCGACTTCCTGCTGCTGGCGTCGCATCACGTCGTCGGCGCCGGCGGTGACGAAGCGATAGGTCGCCCGCGCCGCCTCGCCCAGCGCGGCCGGCACGAAGTCGCGCACGGCGCCGCCCAGGCCTGACCAGATCCCGGGCGGAGCCGGCTGCAGTGGCGCCGAAGTCGGATCCACTGCCAGCGCGCGGGCAATCTCCGCCGCGAACGGGGATCGCAGATCGGCCGGGTTCATCGCTGCGCGTCCAGCACCAGCGGCGAGCCGTCAGCTCGGCGCACGATCTGCCCACCCGGTCCGACCAGCACGTACTGCCCGGCGCCTACATTGGCCATGCGGGCGCCAGGAAGCGCTGCGGCCAGCTGCTCGCCAGTCAGCCTTGATCCGCCGGCGATGAACTCACCAGCGGCCGTTTTCAGCGCTTGCTGGGTCGATTTGACCCACTGATCGAAATCCCGATCGCTCCACCCGTACGGCTTGACCACAGGCCGGCCGTTGCGGTGGACGATGCCGCCGGTAGCCAGCGACACCGCCACCTCGTCGGCGTTGCTCGATCCCTCGGCTTGCAGCGCCGCCTGGATCTTGATGGCCGCATCGACGTACAGGTCGCGCGCCTGCGGCGAGAAGTAGGCATCGCCGATCGCCTGGACGATGTTGCCGCGGATCGTGGCTGCGGCGCGCAGCTCGCGATCGCGCTCGCCCTTGGTTTCCTTGGTGGCCAGCACCTCGGCGCCGCGCAGGTAGAGCTCGGTCACCGTGCGGCCCTTCGAGGTCTTGTTGCCGTCTGCGGCCAGCACGAACGCGGTGGCGAGTGCCTGATCCGTGCCGGCGATCTGGCCGGCCATCGCTCGCAGAGACTGCGGATCCGGCGCCGCCTGCGCGATCAGGCTGACGGTTGCCGCGCGCTGCTGCACTGGCATGGCCTTGATCGCCCGCGCCAGCTGCTCGGCCTCGGCTGGCCGCAGCGGCGACACCGGGCGACCCGCCCAAGTCGCTGCCGCCTGCGCCACCGCCGTGCGCTGCGCCAGCGCCGCCGGCAGCGTGCCCAGGTCGAGCGGGTTGAGCGGCGCGATCGACTGGATCACGCCACGATCCAGCGCCGCGCCGAGAGGATCGTCCTTGGCGTCGCGCTCGGCCGCGCTGAGCACCTTCTGCCGGCGCCCGATCTCCTTCTCCAGCGCCGGATTGCTGCCCTCGGCGTTCGCTTTCGAAAGCAGCGCATCGAGCTGCGCACGCTGTTGCTCGATCGGCAGCGTCGCGGCGGCCACGTTCGACGGCCCGAGCTGGATCATCTGGCGCAGTGCTCCCTCGTAGGGCGAGCCCTTGAGCTTGGCGAGCACCTGGTCGGCATAGTCGGCGGTGAACGTGCGGCCGGACTCGAACACCGCCGCAGCGGCATTGAATACTCGGTCCTGCTCGCGCGCCAGGCGTTCGGCCTCAATGCGCGCCCGTTCCTGCGCCCGCAGCACTGCGGCGTCGGCCTGCGCAATCAGGCCAGCACGCTTGTCTGGATCCAGCTCTGGGAAGGTGTCGGGGTTGCGCAGCGTGCGCAACGCCTCGGACGGGTTGGCCATCACCAGGTCCGCAGCCTGGCGGAAGCGCACGCGCTCGCGAAAGCCCTGCACGGTGCGCTGCGCATCGAGGCCCGCCTGCGCCGCGATCGACGGAATGAAGGCCTCGACGTTGCGGATCGCCTCATCCGCCTGCGCGCCACCGCGCGCCGCGAAGCGCTGCATTTCCTCGAGATGCGCGGCCACGCCCTGCGCAATGTCCTGCCGATCGCGCGCCGCCAGCAGCCGGCGCAGGTCGCGCTGCGCCCGGCCCATGTTGTCGAGCAGCGAGGCCCCGACCAGCGGCCGGTGCTCGGCGTCGACGCCCTCGATCCCGGCTTTCAGGATCTCGGCCGAGCGGGTTTGCCAGATCTCGCCGGCGCTGGCCTTGTCGATCGAGCCGTCGGCCAGACCGCGTCCTACCTCATCCTGCAGATCGGCCAGGTCATTGACCACGCGCGCCTGCGCGTTGATCGCCTGCACGCGGCGCGCTTCTCGTTCCTGCGCCCGGCGCTCAGCCTCGGCCTGCAGCTGCTGTCGGCGCTGCTCGGCCTGCTGCCGCGCGAGCTCGGCTTCGGCGTCGGCCACACCGCGCGCCGCCAGGCGCTCGGCCTCGGCCGCGATGCCCATGCCGAATGCGCGCGGATCCTGCGATACCGCCTGCTGCGGCGGCGCGATCACGTTGCCCAGCGTGACGTCAGGCTGAGCGGTAGGGATGCGTGCCATCAGCGCCCCGCGAACGGGTTCTCGCCCTCGAGGAAGGGCGAGTAGTTGGTCACCTGGCGCTGCGACTGGCCGCCCCAGCGTCCGCGCGACATGGCGCCGACCGCGCCGACCACGCTCTGCGCCAGCGCCGAGCGCCCGACCGCGCGCGCCTGGTCGGCAGCGAACTGCGCCTCGCGCGCACGCCGCTCGCCGGTGAGGAGCGTCATCAGTGCCTCTTGCTCGCCGCGCCGCGCAATGTCCTGATCGATCGCCAGCGGCGTTCCTTGCGTCACATCGACGCCGGCGCCGGCCAGCGCAGCTCGAGCGCTGCCACGTGCCTGGCTGATCTGCCGGCGGACCTCGGCGGCGCGCTGCTTGGCCGCGTCGCGCTCGGCCGCGGCCTGTGCGTTCAGCACGTCGGCCTGCGCGCTGCCGGCCTGCATCTGCGCATACCCACCGGCCAGCGCGCTGCCGGCCTGCGCGGCGGCCATCATTTCAAGTCCAGTGCACACGGTCAGAGCACCTCGTAAATCGAGCCGCACCGGGACAGTCCCAGCACCTCGTACAGCCGTTCGGTCGCGAGCGTCGCCACGCCCGTCGTGATGCCCAGCTGGATGAGCTTGGCCCCGCGCCGCTCGGCCCAGTCCAGGTAGGCGCGCACCAGGCGCGAGGCGATCAGCCCGCCGCGCTTGCGCGGCTCGATGAACAGCGCCAAATCGGTCGCCACCAGGTCGCGCGAGCACCAATGCTCGAGCGCCAGGCCGACGAAGCCGCCGACGATCTGGTCATCGCGCTCGGCCACCAGCACCAGCACATGCGGCGCATTGACCGCCGACCCGAGGAAGGCCGCCAGCTTCTCGGCGTCGAACGCCAGGCGCGAGAAGCGCGGCGACTCCGCGTGCATCTGCGCGCCGAGCTCCACCAGCCGCGGTACGTCAGCGATCGCTGCCTGCCGGATCATCAGTCGTTCACCGTGAACTTGCGCGCGACCGCCAGCAGCTGGAAGCGCAGCGGCAGCGGCTGCTCGATCACCACCGGCGACTCGCCGCGGGCCCAGCCAAGGTTCTCGACTCGGTACAGCTCCGAGCGCGTGATCGGCGGCGTGTTCAGTTGCGCCGGCCCCAGCTGACGCGTCGGGATCTTCTGGCCGTTGATCGTGCCGCCGATCGAGTCGAGCAGGCGCAGCGTGATCTCGCCGGTACGCATCGAGTTGCCGACCGCACTGCCCATGCCGGTCTGCAGCTCTGGATCCAGCAGCTCGATCTGCGACAGGTAGGGCAGGCCGATCAGCACCGACTCGGCCGCGCGCGGCAACGTGATCGCGCCAGAGGCCACCGTGAAGCGGCCCGCATACGCGTCATCGGCCACCACGTCGACCTCGGCGCCCTCGAGGTGCGCCAGGCCGTTCCACACGGTCGCGCCTGGTGGCGCCACGGTGCCGGCCAGCGAGCAGTCGAGCAGCTGGTCTCGCACCATGAGCTCGACATAGCGCACCGTTACACCGTTGATCACGCGGCGCACGATCAGCCAGGCCTGATCCTCGTCGCCGGCCGGGATCACCGCCACAGACTCGACCGCGCCGGCGGTATCCTGCAGCGCCCAGGCGATCACGTCGACGGTCGCATCCCGATCGTAGGTGCACGCGGCCAGCTTGCCGTCGGCGCGCACCGCCCACAGGATCGCGTCCGGTTCCTGCTGGTAGGCCAGCTCCACGATCCCCGGTTCGGTCAGATGCTCCGACAGCACCGTGACGTCGGGCGCGGTGAAGTCGTCATTGGTCACCTTGTAGGCGAAGGCGCGGATCTTGCGGCCAGAGCGTTGCACGAACAGGTGCTCGCTGCCGATCCGGACCGGCCGCACCAGCTCGCAACCATGCGTCGAGCGCGCGCGGATCTGCACGTTCGTCGGGGCAATGGGCCGCTCGATCCCGCCGTTCAGGGTGAACTCTGCCCCATAGCTGAACGCGATCAGCGCGCGGCCGGCCGCGACGTAGGCAATCGGGTTGAGCTCATCCGAGGCGATGGTGAAGGCAAACCCGCGGTCATCCGCGACGCCCACCTCGAAGTTGAACGGTTCGCCCGTACGCGACCCCCATACGGTCGTCGGGTACAGCTTCGAGCCGGCGACGATGTGCCGCTGTTCGTAGAACGTGCCGCTGCGCGGATAGCCGTAGCGCGCCGACCAGACGGGTTGCTCGAGCGTCCAGCCGCCAGGCGCCGCCAGCGATTGTCCGGTCATCGATGCCAGCACCAGCACCCGCGCGCTTTTCGGGTTGTGCACGGTCAGAATCAGCGCATATCCGCCATTGATGCGCACGATCGATCCGACGTCCTGCGCGCGCCACACGTCACTGACGGCGCTGCCTCCGGCCAGCCTGGCGCTGGTGCCGCCGGCGCCTGTGCCCTGCGGATCGTCGGTCAGCGCGTAGGTGTAGGAGGTAGCGCTCGTCACGGTGACCTGAAAGAGGCCGTTGTAGCCATCGGGCGCCACGGCATCGACCAGCACCCACTCGCCGGTCGCGTATCCGTGCGCCGCCGCGGTGTTCATGGTCGCAACGCCGGCGGCCCAGGATGCCGTGCTGTTCTGAACGATCGGATCGGTCCCGGTGATCGAGCCGCCGCCGATGGTGATGCGCTTTCCCTCGGTCGGCTCGCCGGCCGCCTCGAAGGGCTTGGCAAAGCCGACCGGCGTTGCTTCGATCAGCCACTCGCCGGCTGCGATCGACGTGCCTTGAAAGGCTTTCTTGATCTCGACCGTGACCTGAGTCGCGGAGGTGTACGCCGTGATGCGCGCCAAGCCGCCGTCGGCAGACAGCAGCCGGCCGACGTCGGTCGACAGGAACGCCGCGGCGGTCGCGGTGGCAGTGCGTCCGGTGCCAACGGTAGCCGCCGACAGCGTGAGCGCGATCGACTCGAAGCGGTGGCCGATTTCGGCCGTCGGCTGCTGGATGAACTCGGCCGCCGAGATCTGCCAGCGGTCATCGGCCAGGCGCACCAGCCGTTGGATCGGCACGTCAACGTGATACAGGAACAGGGTGTCGGCGTTCTGCGCGTAGTCGAGCGCCTGCACCTGCGCCAAGCTGTAAGGCGTGGCAAGCTCGTAGGGCACGCCAGGCGAGGATTCGACCTGGCCGCCGTTCTTGAACACCCGCAGATAGTTGGCGCCGAACTCGAGCACGTAGGCGTCATCGCGCGAGAACACGAACGGGATCAGCCGCGCCTCGGCGCTGGCCTTGGTGGCCCCAACGTAGCGGGAACCGTAGCGCCGGCGCGCGCCGCCATGGCGCCACACCAGCACATTGCGCAGCGACTTCGCGCCGTTGCCGTACTTGGCGATATCGACCCGGCCCCACATGCGCGGCGACAGCTCGCCGGCCGTGAAGTTGGTTTGCAGGTAGGTGATACGCGGCATCAGCGCAACCGCGTCGTCATGTTGTTGAATCGCGACTGGTACAGCGGCGCGTCGTCGATCGTTTCCGGCGGGTTGTCCTGGCCGTCATAGGCCTTGGCGAGCTTGAGCGCGGCCGCCGCCTTGTCCGCCATCGCCGCGGCCAGCGAGGCCGACTGGGTGATCGCGTACGCCATTGCTGCGGCCATCTGCAGCGTCGCCACATGCACCAGCGCCGGATCCCAGCTGCCGACGTCCTCATTGCGGAAGATGTAGACGAGCGGCAGATCGGTCGCGTTGGCCAGGATCAGCCGGCCTTCTTGCCGGAAGTCGACCGGATACTCGCGCGTGCCAACCTGCAGCGTGCGCTGCCAGTCCGCCGGCAGTTGGAACTGCGCCGAGTAGTCGAACTCGGGAGCCTGCGCCAGCGGCGCCAGGCGCACGCGCTTGGTTGCGCAATTCCAAGGATGCGACCGCAGCAACGCATCGCGCACCGTCGGCCACAGGTTGCCGGCCAGCGTCGCGCGGTCGCCCTCGTCGGCGCTGAAAGCGTTGATCGACTTCGCGCCCAGCATGAGAAGCGCGTTGCTGCAGATCGTCACGTCGGAGGCAGACATTCAACCCTCGGAACAAAAAAGGGGGAGCACAGCGGCCCCCCCCTTCGGACTCAGGCGGCCAACTGGCCGACGATCAGTCGAGCACGTACAGGATCTCGAGCATGATGCGCTGGTTGGCCGCGATGGCCGCGCCGGCGACAGTCGAGTAGACGTCGCACTCCTCGGTCAGTGGCGCCTCGGCGACGCCGTTCGCGTAGGCCGCGCCGCCGACCAGCGCTTTCTGGCCGGCGGCCGCGACGTCGAGCGCGGTCGACAGCTGCGTCGCGCTCACCACGGTCTTGTCCTTCGTGGTGCGCAGGCCCACGTTGAGCGTGCTCAAGGACGTACCGGCGCTGCAACTGATCTGGCCCGGATTCGAGCGCAGGATCCGCGCGCCACGCGGCAGCGTGCCCCAATAGATCGTGTCGGCGATCGCCGGAGGCGAGCTGGCCGGAGCGACGTACTCGCGCAGGAACCGGCGCACGCGCGCCGAGTCCTCGATGCCGAGCGACTTGACGCCGTTGCCGATGTTGGTTTGCTGGGTGCTGAGAACTTCCGCCATGATTGCCTCTCGTCGGTCGACAGCGGGTTAGACGAAATCGATCCGCACCACGTCGGTTTCCTTGGCGCGTCCAGCGCCGAGGGACATGGACGTGTAGACCTGGATCGTGTTGCGCTTGTCGCGCCGCGGGCCGACGTCGGTCACGATGTTCTCGCCCATGCCGAAGTGGCAGGCGGTGCGGGTCCATGCGACGTTCGAGCGCACCGAGCCGGTGACCAGCAGATTCTCGTAGGGGATCCAGTTGAATCCCAGCCACTTGCCTTTGAGGTCGCCCGACTGCAGCATCTGGACGGCCAGGAAGTCGGCCGACGTCAGCGTGGTATCGGCGAGCAGATCCTCGAGGGTCTCACCGTCGTAGGTGATGAACAGTTCCTGGCCGTTGTTGTCGTCGCTCTCGTTCTTGCGGAACAGCTTGCGCGCGGTCAGCAGCTTGGCCTTGGTCATGCCGGTGCCGCCATTCAGGATGATCTGAGTCGACGGCAGCGCCGTTGGCGAGAAACTGCCTGCTTGGTCGGTATTGCGAAGCACCGTGTCGATCAGCGCCTGATAGATGATCTTGTCCTTGCGCCGGTTGTGCGCGGCGATGGACGACTCGAGGTACGAGCCCTGCGGATTGGCGAGCAGCTTCGGCAGGTCGTTCTTGTCGACCGGCAGCGCGAGATCCCAGTCGGTCATGAGCGCCTGGCGCGTGCCGTGGTCGGGGATCGTCCACTCGGTGTCGCCGTAGCGGTTCGTCACCTGCTGGGCGTCGACGGCGCCCATGTCGTTGATGGTGAAGGATGCGCCCTGGATCATGCCGCGGTCGGTGGTCGTGGCCTGCAGGCGCGAGACTTTTTGCTGAGCAGCCAGCACGAACGAGTCGTGGAACTGCTGGACAAAGGCAGCGGTAAGGGTTGCGTTCACAGAAGCCTCACAGGTTGATGGATCCGCCTGCCAGGTTGTCCAGGTCGCCCCGGGCCTGCGATCGAGCTGCACGCGCCGGCGTTCTGCGCATGTCTGCTGGCCTTACTGCCACGGTTCTCCGCGCGCCACCGCGGGCCGATCGGGCGAAATCATCAGCGCAAGTGCCGTCCCGAGTCCGGGACATTTGCAGTCAGTTGGCGCAGCCATATAGGGCAAGAGCGATCACAGCAGCGAGCACGGCGCAGAAGATCAACGCGCGTCGGCTGCCGAGGAATCGCCAGAGGATGCTCTCGGTGTGCATCACCCCCTCGCCAGGCGGATCGTGAACGACGGCACGAGCACGAACGGACCGTTTTGCCAGTGCGCCTGCGGCGTCGCGCGGTAGCGCTTGTAGCCCCAGCCGATCTTCACGGGGCCGAGCTCGCGCCACTCGAACCACGGATCGCCATCAGCGCGGCCGAACAGAAACTTCGCCAAGCCGAACATCCGGTTGCGGACCACGAGCCAGTAGCACGAGCAGATGTAGCGCCCCCAGCGGTTGTAGACGCTGACCACACTCGGCTCGTACATGCCGCCCGGCAGCCTCTCATCGAGCGTTCCAAACCACGACAGCCACCACGGCAGATCGCCGCGCACGGTCGGCGGGCCGTTGTCGGGTGCGCCGCCAGTCCAAGTCGTCGGCCCGTCGTCCCACCGCGCGAACAGCACCGCAATGGGCACGCCGAACAGCGCGACCGGGATGCACACGAGCTCGAACAGCGCCTGCCAGACGATGCGTGCGACGCCCCAGTTGCGCATGCGCTAGACCGCCGGCTGGTTGCCGAACTTGGCCGCGTAGAACTGCTGCACCTTGGCGGCAACGCGCTTATGGTCGGGGTGCTTGGCGTTCCAGTACGCCTCGCTCGCCATCAGCTCCTGCACCGTCTCGGCGCCGGGCGCATCGCCGCCGCCAGGCAGGCCGGCCTCGCCCACCTCGGCGCCGATCGATGCCATCAGCTTGATGAATGCCGGGTTGTCGCCGAGGCCGGCCGCTTCCCAGTCGACGCCGGCTTTCCTGCCCAGCGCGGTCGCGGCCTTGTACGCGAGGCCCATGTTCTGCCGGAATGTCGGCTCGTCTTTCCAGGCCTGTTTCAGCTCGCCGATCACCGCGTCGGTGTCGAGCGCTTTCGCGCCGCCGAGCAGCTGCGGCGCCAGCTTGTAGAACTCGGCGACGACCAGCTGCACCTGCGCGTTGGTCATGCCCTTGGCGTGCGCCGCTTTCAGGAACTCCTTGAGCTTCGGATCTTGCTGCAGATCCTGGAGCTTCACGGTATCGGGCAGGCCGTCGGCCGTGAGCTGGTACTCGTCGGGCGACTTGGGCGGCACCTCGCCGGCGCCGAACTTCTTCTCGAGGCCGGTGTAGCTCTCGGCAAGTTTGCGCGCCGAGGCGCCGAGGTCGAGCTCCTTGCCGTCGGCGCCCATCACGCGGAACTTCTCGGGCAGCCAATCGAGATCGCTCGCCGCTACGGCACCGGCGCCTTGGCTCAGCGCCGAGCCTTGCGCCGCGCCTTGGCTCTGCCCGCCCTGCGCACCAGCGCCCGCGCCAGTACCCGCAGCGCCTTGCGATCCAGCGTCAGCCCCAGCGGCGCCAGCACCCTGGGCGCCTGCGCCAGCCCCCGCACCAGCCGCCGCACCAGCGCCGCCGGCTCCACCTCCCGCCGCGGCACCGTCCGCGCCCGCCGCTTCCATGACGGGAAATCGCTCACCTCGCTTCAACATCGTCGCTCACCTCTGCGCCATTGGCGCGGTTGATCTGGTCGAGGATGTACGACACCACGCGCAGCTGGCCCGCGCGGTAGTCGGTTTCGCGCGCCGCCTCGACACCGCCGCGCACATAGGGATTGCCGCCGAAGCGGGCGACCAGATCCTCGAGGATCAGCGCGCCGCGCGGATCCGACTCGAACAGATCGGCGTAGTCCTGCGGCCGCGCCTTGGGCGGCTCGCCAGTCCTGGGCATCGCCGCGCCTCAGGCGTGGCGACGAATGCGGCCGAAGCTGTCGACCGCGCCCGGCGATTCGACTGCCAGCGGCTTGTGCGTGACGACATGGCCGTTGGCGAAGTAGGTCGGCACCGTGACGGTGATCGACCCGTTTACCAGGATGTCGCCGTTGCCCTGCTTGACCGCCGTGCTGACCGTGGCGGCGTTCTTGCGAGTGGTGTTGGAACCTGCAGACATGCTTGCCCCTTATGCCGCCATCGCCTCGGCGTTCGCCGCTTGGGCTTGCACCAGGCCGGCGGCTGCTGCGCCTGGCTTGCCCTCAACCGTGGCCTGCGCCGCCATCGCGGTCGCCGCCTGCGCCTGCTCGCGCTTCTGCTGTGCGATGCGCGCCTGGCGCAGCGCCCGCAGCTGGCGCTCGTTGCGCATGAGATCCGCCGGCACGCCCAGCAGCTCGCCGCGCTTGGCCGCGGCCTTGTCGAAGTCGTAGACGTCGACCACATCGGGCTTGACCGCCAGCTCGGCCTGCAGCGTGGCCTCGAATCGATCCATCGCCGCCACGTCCTCGAGCTTCTGCGCGCGCGCGATCGGGCTCTGGTAGGTCACCGCGTAGTCGCGGCCGGCCAGGGTGCGCGGCATCGGCGGCAGCACGCCGGCGCGCAGCGCCAGGCCGAAACAGCGCTCGACCAGCGGCTGCAAGTACTCGGCCTGCATCCGGCCGTAGATCGGGCCGAGCAACTGGCGGATCAGGCCGACGCGCACGTGCACCTCGGTTGCCGTCATCGCCGGCCCGTCCTGCGGCTGCAGCTGGTCTGCCATCAGCACCTTGCGGATCGAGGCCTGCAGCTGCGACTTCATCGAGAACGAGACATGGAAGTCCGCGCCCGTCGTCAGCGGTTTCATGCTGTCGACGCTGTTCGCCACGATGATCTTATTCGGCCCGACCTTGACCGTGCGCGGGTTGAGAACGCCGTCATCCTCGGCGATCCACATGCCCGACACCGCCAGGTCGGCCGCGCTGAGCTCCATCGTTGCCAGCTCGTTGAGCTGCTTGATATCGGGCAGCGCATCGAACACCGGCCCGACCGCGTACTGCGAGCCAGTGATGCGCGACCAGCGCGGCGCGGCGAACGGCTGCTCGTGATAGCCGGACTCGCGCACCACGCGCCGGCCGACCAGCTCGACGTGCACCGAGGCGAACGGCAGCTCGCGGCCGAGCACGGCGCCCGGCCGCTTGCCCTTGCGCGGATAGATCGCGTGCGCGAAGGCAAAGCGGTCGTCGGGCTTGTCGGCGGCCGCCCGGCGAATGTTCTCGCTGAGCTGATCCTCGCCGAACTCGGCGAGCGCCTGCTCGGCCGTCAGCCGGTACTCGCGATAGAGCGTGTCGATCCGGCCGCCGCGCTTGCTGGCCGCCAAGTAGCAGGTGTGCAGCGGAAACTGCTCGAACTTCAGGCCGATCGGCACGCCCTGCTCGTCGGTGTCATAGTCCACGAACAGCACGAACCAACCGGCAGCCACCGCGTCCATGCACGATTCGAATGCCTCGGCGTCGAAGTTGGCCGAGTGGATCGACTGCCAGATCACGTCGGCCGACATGTCGAGCCACTGGCGTTCCTCGTCATTGGCGCCATCGACCGTGATCGCGAACCAGCGGCTATTCGCCGGCGTCAGGCCCGACATGAGCGCCGACGCCAAGATCCGCGCCGAGTCGGTGCCGGTGGAGTCGACCAGCTTCGCCCGCTTGGTCTGAGCGCTGGCGGCGTTGTTGGCCTCGGCGTTGAACCCCTCGCCGCGCAGCGGCCAAGTGAAGTCGAAGCACTCGCGCCAGGTCTGCTCATGCTGCGAGCGGTCGGACTTCAGCGCGGCAAGGCGCTCGCAGATCCGCTTGCCGAGGTCGCCATGCATCATTGCCCAAGCGCCTGCTTGCCGTATACCTGCAGACTCGAGATCGTGCCGCCTGAGCGATCGGCGCCGGCGGCCTGGCTGAGCGTCGACTGTGCGCGCCGGCGCTGGCGCGTGGCGCCCGCCGCGAGCGCGGCGTCCTGCGCTGCGCGATCCTCGGCCATCCTGCGCTCGGCCTCGGCGCGCAGCAGTGAGTCGCGCTGCGCCCTGGCAGCCTTGCGCTGCTGGTCGGCCGATAGCGCGGTCCCGGCAACGCCAGCGGCCGCAGCACCTGCCAGTGCGAGCTCAACGCCAGTGCACATGGAAGTCGGTCACTTGCGCGTGTTGTCGACCCGGCCCTCGGTGTCCGGGCAAATCCAGCCCTGAGACGTGAGCACAGGCGCGGTGATTCGTTTGGGGTCGACCGTCGACGGATGCGGGCGGCTGCCCACAGGCGCCGGCTTCGCGGGCTCGCTCGATGCATCGGCCACCGCATCGGCAGCGGCATCGCGTGCGGCAACCGCGGCCGCATCCTGATGGCCGGCGCTTTGCGTCGCCTGTTCGCCATCGACGGACGGTTTGGTCGGAGAGCCTGGAACGCGTACGGCACGACTTGTCATCGGATCCTCGCTGAGCAGTTGCGTTGTCTGGCGCCGATTCTCAGCGCAACGCGCGTCCCGAATCCGGGACGTTTGCGCCCATCATCGGCAGGTGATCGCGCCAGATGCCGGTGGCCTCGCACCAGAGCTGGATCAGGCGCTCGCCGTCGGCGTGGGTCGGTTCGCCGCCGGCCTTGTAGCGGTCGAGCGAGCTGCGGCTGATGCCGGTCAGATCCTCGATCGCGCGCAGGCTGAGCTGCGCGCGCTTGAGGTCGACCAGCACGCGAAACCAGTCGACGCGCTGCTTGTTGGCAATCGAGTTCAACTGATCACCACAGCCCGCCCTGTTGCGGCGCCAGCGGCTCGACCAGGATCTCGGCGCGCGGGTTGCGTCGGTCGATCGCGTGGTAGACGTGCTTCTCACGCACCTGGCGATCGTTGCGGAAGACGCCGGCCTGGACCAGTCGGCGCTGCTCGCCCTTGCCCGTGTACCGATCCTGCAGCACGTCCAGCAGCACCGACTCGTCCAGGTCGGGCCGCTCGGTCGCGTACCAGATGCGCAGCGTCACGCGCACCGGGCCATCGAGCCGCACCCGCGCCGCCGGCGGGATCTGGCGCAGCGCATCGCGCTCGTATGCGCGGGCCTTGGCCGACTTGATGACCGCCGCGCGCTGGAAGATGGTCACGATCTGCCGGCTGTTGGCCTTGCTGGCGGGCTCGCCCAGGATGACCAGGCGGATCGCACTGCCTGCCATTGCTCGTCGCTCAGGCTGCGCCGCAGGTGCGCCCACATCGCCGCCCTCGCCCCATGCGCCGGGGTCGAGCGGATCAGGCGCAGGCAGCACTCCGTGCAACTGAGCCGGTACTCGCCGCGGTTCGCTCGGCACAGCTCGCATTCGCTCACCCCAGCAACGCGCGCATCAGCTGCTCGAAGGTCGGAAACGGCGCCCCGCGCTCGCGGTAGTCGTCGAGCAGCCGCAGCACGTACGCGATGCGGTTTCGCTCGCGCACGAGATCGGCGTGTAGTTCCGCCAAGCGCAGACCAGTGCCGGCCGGATGAATCTCGAAGTCCATCGTCTTCCCCTCGTCAAAACGCGCGCGCGAGTCACGGCACAAAGCCGCCAATCGTTGCCTGCCCATGCCGAAACTCAACGCCCGCCGGCTTCTCGCCCTTCTTCGGCTTGCCCTTGAGCACCGCAAGCACGTAGGCCTTGACGTTCGCCTGCCCAGCAGCGGCCGAGAACGCTTCCGCGACGGTGTCGTCGTCCCACGTTCGGCACTGCAGGCCGATGAAGCTGCGAGCCGATGCTTCGCTCACGCCCTGGTCGCGCAGCATCTGCACCGCATTCGCCCACAGTTCCCGGCCCGGGTCTGGCGGCGGATCGGGCAAACCTTCGCCGGCCGCAGGCCGGGAAGTCTTTTCTTTCTTTTCTTCTCCTCTCCTCTCCTCTCCTCTCCCTTGGAGAACGTCACGTTCTGCGTCACGTTGAACGTCACGTTGAACGTCACGTTGAACGTCACGTTGAACGTCACGTTGAACGTCACGTTGAACGTCACGTTGTTCAGACTGCGCACGTCGCCGCTTTTCACGCGCTGCTGTCGCCGCAGCCGTGCGCTCACGTTGAGCGATCTTCTTGGCCCAGCTCTCCATCGCCTTCTCGGCCAGGATTCGGTGATAGAGCCGACCGTCGGAGCACTTCACGAAACCACGCAGCGCGCCTTCGCGGACCTTCTTCCACTGCGGGCCGGCGCCGCTGAACCGAGCAAGCAGGCGATCGTCGTCAGGCAGTGAAGCAGCGGGCACCTGGTGCCAGGCCACGCACCACAGCATCACGGCGGCCTTGAACTCGTCGCCGGTCGACAGTGCGGCAAGATCCGAGTCGCGCAGCCGGAGCACATCCAGCTGCAGGTAGCCAAAGTTGCGCAGGTCCACGTCGGCCGGCACAAGCGGTTGCGGCAGGTCCGCAGTCATTCCTCGATCCCCTTGTTCCTGTAGCGGTCCGCGGCGGCCGGGTCGGAGTAGCGCCCGGTCAATGCGTTCCATTGCAGTTGCACCATGCCCAGCCGGCCGACGTACTTGCTGCGCACCTTCTGGACGTGGATCTCGACCATCCCGTCGCCGGCATCCGGGCCGCGCTTGCGCCACACGCTGATGCACACGTCGGGCTTGTTGTGCCAATTCGCCGAGCCGCTGATCTCGTATGGACCGGCTACCGGGTACTGCCCAGACTTCGGGTCCTTCTGCAGCTTCTGCGGGTGCGCGACGACCCAGACGTGCACCTGGTGCGACTTCGCGAACTGGCGGATCGCGCGCAGGCTTTCGCCCACGTACTCGGTCTCCGTCTGGTCGCGCGGCCGGCTGTGCTCGATCTCGTTCCACGGGTCGAACACCAGCCCGCGGACACCGCGTCGCAGAACCAGCTGCTGCGCCACGTAGAGCAGCGCGCGCAGGCTCGGCTCCTCCGGCGCGATCCAGGTGAAGTGATCGCCGATCCACGTCAACGCCTGATCCAGCCCGGCGGGGCTGATGCGCTCGTTCTTGCCCGGGTTGAACGGCTTGCCAGTGCGCTTCTCGGCCAGCTTCGCGATGTGCTCGGCCGGTGAGCCTTGCTCGGGCGAGTACACACCGAAGCGCCAGCCATGCAGGCCGGCGAGGTTCACCATCAGCGCGTCCAGCCATTCGGACTTGCCGGAGTTAGGAGCGCCGGTGACAACAGTCACATCGCCAGGCCGGACGTTGTAGTGCTCGTCGACCGATGACCAGCCGGTACTGACACCGCGCGGCACACCCTCGCGGTACAGCCGCTGGATGTCATCCAGGTAGTCAGTCACCTCGTGTGCGCCAACGATCGGCAGCTCGCGCGCGCCGTTCAGACAGTCAAGCAGCACGTCGACGCCGAGCTGCACCAAGACGTCGTTGGCGTCCTTGCAGCCGTCCGGCCAGTCGACGATGCGACACTTCTCGGGGCCCAGCCGCCGGATCAGCTCATCGCGCAAACGCAGGCCAGGGGCGTCGTTGTCCACCGCGATGACGTGCACCGAGGCGCGGCCGATCTCGGGCGCATCGAGGAAGTCGAACTTGTTCTCGTAGCTCTTGCTGTCCGGCGCTGGTGCGCCGTCGGGCACGCTCACGCAGGAAGTGATGCCCGCCACCTCGACCGACAGCTTGTCGATCTCGCCCTCGACCCACACCAGCCGCTCGCCGATGTCGTCCAGGCCGTACAAAACGCGCTCGCAGCCGCCCTCCATGCGGAACAGCTTGTCGAAGGTGCGGTACTTGACGTTGACGACCTCGCCGCGCCGCCGGTACGGGAACATCACGCAGCCGCGCTCTTCCTCGCACTGCGGGAAGTAGGCCGAGCCGGTGGCCACCATGTTTCGCTGCAGCACCGCCTGCGTGATGCCGCGCTTCGCGAACCACTCCTGCGCCTTGTCGGGCAGCGGCTTGGCCCGGCTAACGTAGTCGGGTTTCCGGTAGGCCTTCGCAAGCGTCGGTCGCTGGAACTCGCCCTGCTTCAGTGAACCGGCCCAGCCGCAGTGCCAGCAGTGCCATACGCCCTCGTCGATGTTGACGTTCAGGCATGGATAGTTCTTCTTCTTCCGCGAGGAAGAGCAGCGCGGGCAGGTCGTCTTGATTTCGCCGCCCGCTTTGCCGCGCAGGTCGATGCCAGTCTGGGACCAGTCTTTCATCGCCGCGCCTCACGTTCGTAATCCGCGATCCAGCGCGCGTGCCGAAGCATCCGCCACCGGCCGGCGAAAAGTAACCGCAGGAACACAGCCGCGGTGCGCATCAGACCCCCAACCTCTTGGCCAGCGCACGGCATGCCGCCTCGTACTGCTGCGGCGTCAGATCCTTGGGCAGTTCGCGCTTGGCGTTCTCGTAGGCGGTGTAGCGCGGCATCGGCATGCGCGGCCGGCGCGTGCTGTGCGGCGGGAGCTGGTCTCGCTTCATGCCGCCGGCCGTCCTTGCCGCGGCCTTGCCCGTCGCCGGGTCGCGGCGGCGCGCGTGCTTGCGCGCGTCGAAGTCGATGGCGAGTTGTTCGCTCATGCGCCCGCCTCGATGCA